TCAGGAGGCCATCGCGCACGGGTTTCGTGCGGGCCGGCAGTTGATCGATGGGCAGTTCGAGACGGCTGATGCCTGAGGGGCGGGGATTGGGGATTCGGGATTGGTAGGGTTTGCTGGTTGCTTCGAGATATCGTTTCCCAACGCCACCCCGCGCGTTATCGCGATCATCGTGCCCGCCGCCACGTCGTGTTGATTGCCATGCTTGCGCAACGGCTCGCCACCGGTCACCCACACATGCGCTGCGATGGGCTGCCAACCAACCAGCTTCGGCATCACCAAGCTCCACACCGGGCTGCAACCTGCTGGGGTGCACCGCACCGGTCCGTCGAAGGCGTCTGTAAGGCGGTGGCGGGACGTAACTCTGAATCTGATGCCCAAAGCCCAGCCGCCGCTGGGCTTTTTCGTGGTGGGCAGCCGATACATGATCGCGCGGCTGTGGGCGCTGGATCGCCGCCGGCAGAAGGCGCATGGCAGACACGGTGACGCACAGACAGGTAAACTTTCGCGTCCGCTGCACGGCCCGACATGCCCGCCATCTCGCCGCCAGACACTCGGGCCTATAGCTCAACGGTTAGAGCAGAGGACTCATAATCCTTTGGTTGAAGGTTCGAATCCTTCTGGGCCCACCATAAAATCAAGGGCTTAGCTTGTGCCAAGCGCCCTGATTTGAGGCCGCCGGGAAAATTGCCGGGAAAATTAGCTGCGCTTTGGCGGCTTTACCACTGGCAGTGCATGGTCATAGCGACCTGTCGTTGCTGGTGTTACGTGCCCTGCAGCATCTTGCTTGTCGCCCCGGTTGCCAACTGTGTCGGTAATGCCGCGATGCTTGAGGCCATGCAGAGAAAAGCGCTCCTGCTTCGTGATGATCCCTTCGGTCATTGCGAGCGTGATGAATCGTTGCCAGGCACTGTCCAGAGATGACTTAGCCATGGGGCTACCAGTCTGTTCAACGAGTAGCCGCCGATCCTCAGCCTTGATAGGGACTGGAAAGCTTCGGCTTTTCTTAGTCCAGATCGCGGTACGCCGCGCTGCGAGGAAATCCCACGCTTCGATCATCTCAGGATCCCACTCGGTCAGCGTGTCGCGTGATCCTTTGCGCCGCTGAGCATGTATGCCTGTTGGCTGCTTATGTGTGTCGTTAAGGGTGCACACCTCGATGCCGCGTAGGCGCGCGCTATACGCGAGCACCATGACTGGCGCCAGGTAGCTCGGGCAACTGCCCTTTGTGTGTGGTGGACGGGAGCCGCGTTCACGAGCGAAGGTCAACACCTTGTCGAATGCAGCCGGCGTTGGCATACGGTGCTTCTTTGCTTCGCGTGCTTGCCTCACACCGATGGCTGGATTTGATCTACATAGGCCAACACGCATGCCCCATGCGAGTGTGCGACGTAAGTAGCGGTGAAGGTGATTTGCTTTACTGGGCGTTGCAGGAAGCGCGGGTTGGTGACCGTTGGCAAGCCGTCCCATTGCGAAAACTTCCACGAGCCGCTGGATCACAGGCGTCGTGATGCGATCAACCTGGACCGAGCCCAGTTTCGATCCGTCCTTGCGCAGGTAGTCGGCAATGGAGTTGGCATAGCGCTTGTAGTCATCTTGCGTGTCGGTCGCTAGTTCCTTGAACTCCAACGACTCATGGAAGCGATCAAAGAGATAACGCAACGTGCCTCGCATGCCCTTGCCTGCCCGTTCCTCAATGATTCCGTGCAATTCCGATAGACGAGCTCCAGCGTAGGCCACGGTTTGCTTTCGTCTGTTTCCACCTTCGGGATGCGGCTCGACGACGTACCACCGGCCATCCCCCCAATAAAGGCCGCGCGGGAGCGCGGCCTGATCAATGTGAGATGGTATGAGGGGATTGAATTTGCGCTTGCGGCCTCTTGCCATCACATCAGCTCCTGTTCTGTATCCATCTCGATGTCGTTGTGTTGCTGCAATCCCAGCGCGGCGTTGAGCGCGTCTAGCGTTGTCCAGATACCCCCTCGACCGTCGTATTTGTATCGGATGCCCTGATCATTGGCCCAACGCACGACGGTCGCTGTACGGGGGGAGGGTCCAATCGGTGCGCATAGCCGCCGCAGATCCTCAAACGTCAGTACCTCACCGCTCATGCATCTTGCTCCTTGGTCCACTCCCGCCTGTGCCGCCACTGCTCGCGCATTTCCTCCACGAGCAAGTCAGCAGCGGCATAGCCGCGCTGAGCAGCGATGCGGAGCCGTAGCTCTCGCACCTTGGCTGCATCCGTGTAGCCCTGCCGTAGCCAGTGACGCGCCTCGCAAGCCCTGCGAAACCCTTCCATATTTGCGCCATCGATCATCGCTGGTGTGTGCCGGTGAATCGCAGGCCGAGCTGCACAACGTTGTGGGCGCGGGGCCGCGGCTCACGAGGGGTGCGGATGCGATGAGCACGCCGCCATTCGGTCATAGCCAACTCGAAGCTGGGGTGCTTCTGCGTGCGCCCACACACGCACTCGATGAAATGCCCGCCGCCCGCCTCGGGGCGGCGAGCGTCGAGCATGTGGCGAGCCAGGTGGCCGCTCGTGCAGGGAGGCAGAGGATTGTCGTGGTCGACCTGACGTTGCGTCACGGTACCTCCAGGCGCAGCACGCGCTCGGCGTCCCGAAGATGTTGCGCGGTTTCAGAGTCGATCCGGTCGAGTGCCTGGGCGATGGTGTAGCCCATTTCGGCCAGCCAGTCGTGGCGATTCAGCACCAGAGCGGCAGTGAGTGCCTCCCCGGTGGACAAGGGGCCAGGCCCTCCCATACGCGCGGCGGTGCGCGCAATCTCGATCGTGCGCTGCAGGTTCATGGCTGCGTCCTCCACGCGGCGCCGAGCTGGGCGCGTGCTTCCTCGACACGCATGAGGCGCAAGCCCCAGCGCACCGACCAAGTGCGCGCCTGCTGCTCGTTGCAGGTGAGGATCAGCTGCCCGACCGGCTCCAGGCGATCAGCGCGGAAAGCGAACAGGACATCCTCAAGCTCAATGACCTCCTGCAGGCCGAGCTCCTGACACAGCGCCTCGGCGTTAAGTGATTTTGCGCTGCCCTGCGGGCCGAGAAGGATGACGGACTCAGCCATGAGCAGCCTCCCGCCGCACAGCCATGCGGGTGCGGCGACGTAGGCGCTGCGGCACCTGTCCGACAGCCAGGCCGGTCTGAGTCAGGCGCGGACGGCGCGTCGTCCACAGCTTGTAGACCAGCGCGCCACCGGCCGCCGGCGCCAGGACCGCCACAAGAGCGAGCAACTCAACCATGCGCCACCTCCCGCGCGGCCTGCGCGACCGCAGCTGCAGCCGCTGCAGTCGGCCTGCGCGGCAGCATGTTGGTCAGGTCGAAGGGGAAGTCCAGGCCGTCCATGAACTCAGCCAACTCGGTGCTGATGCGGTCTTCGACCGTCGTCCACAGGCGGGGCCCGTCGATGAGTTTCCAGCCGGTGCCAGTGCCACGCCGCCGCTCCCACGTTTGGCGAGCCTCGCGTAGCGGTCCCATGTTCAGGGTGGCGGTGACTACGACCGCACCATGCGTGATGTGCATGGTGATGGTCGCTGAGCAGTCGCCCATGCTTCGGTCGTAGGCGACGACGGCCGGCGTGGTAGCCTCCGGGCCGGGTCCGGTGCTCAAAGCCAACGGACGTGCTGCCGTGGCTGGACGTGTTCCAGTGTGCTGTTGCATATCGACTCTCCTGAGTTGCGTTGGTGGAGGGCCTTGGGGCGGTGTTACAGCACCGCCCGCCGGCCCGCTGGTGCGGGGTTAGATCAGGTCGGCGCCGGTTGGCGGAATGCTGGGATCAGGCTCACGCAGACGCTGCGCGCTGCTGAGGACATCAAGCAACTCGTGGCGGATGTACTCAGCCACTGCCGCCGGTCCGTCGTGATTGATGCCAGCCTCGATCGCGATATCGTTGGTCAGCGCTGCGAGCAATGTGGTCGCGTGATAGGCCAGCCAAAGGCGGGACTGATCTTCTTCACTGATCGAGAAGTCAGCGTCCTCTGGCAGCTGCGTGTTCGGGTGAGCGGCGTCCATCAAGCCACCTCCGATGCAGGCATGCGTTCGATGACCCATTCCTGCAGCGCGGCGGCCTCGGCTTCCGGCATGACCACGTGCAACGAACCAATGACCAAGCCGGTGCCGTCATCAACAAGAAACAACGCGCTCGGCTCATCGATCGCGGTGCAGGCGAACATCACCGGTGGGCGATCATGCAGACCGTCGGCGTAGAGCTCGGCCAGCACGTCCGTCGCCCGGATCTGCAGGAGCAGGTAGACGCCGGGAGCCACGCGCAGCGCCTTGTGCAGGTCGCGGCGGCTCACTGGCGCACCTCGGCCAGGTCGGCGTTGGTGCTGGAAATGGCGGCCTCGACATCGGCCAGCGTCAGCGCCTCGGGCGCTTTTCCCATGGCCTGCAGCTTCGCCTGCAGGCCGAGCCAGGCGGTGTGGTTCCAATCGAGGGTGTCGGCAATCAGGCCGAAGTAATGGGCGATCTGACGCGCGGCATTTGCCGGCGCTTCTTGGGCGTCGTAAGACATGCAGGCTCCTAAGTTGTTGGAGTCCGCCACAACGCTGTCAAACGGGGTGGCGGACGGTGCGCGGTTGACAGACCGGTAGGAGTCACCGGCAGGCCCGAAGGCCTCCGCACACCGCCCGCCATAGAACTGGCTGGCACGTACCCACGACGACACAGCGGGCATAAAAAAAGCGCCGTGCATCGATCGATGGGCGCTGGTGCGCCTCCTAGTCGGGCTGTCAAACCCGGTCGCCGATTGTGCGGCGACGCGGTAATGGTTGCTCCGCTGCTGGGTAGAAGTCAACGAAAATTTCCTGAAACTTCCAACATGTGAAAGCGCGCTCATTTGGCAAACACCCAGCACTTCACCGTGGTACCGACGCCGGTCAGATCGTCCTTGAGGACGGCACTGTTGACGGCCACGTTCGCGCCGATGAACTTGTGCCGGCGCGAGTCTCCGAGCAGCGCACGCAGCACCTTGAGATCGGGCACGGGCTGACTGAACTGCGCGGCCCGTGCCGCGAAGTGATTGAGGTTGATCGCAATGCGCTGCGCGTCGCGGCTGTGGTTGACGACGGCTTTACCGTGGCCGGTGGCTTCGAGGTATTCGTAGACCTCCCAGAACTCGTTGACCATCGCGTGGTCGGCGCTGATTGCCCTCTGCCGCTCCAGCGCCATGTCCAGCAGCGCGAGCCGTGTCTGCTCGACCATGTCGTCAGGGATGGTGATGACCAAGCGTAGGCAGTCGAACAGCGCCAGCATCTGGGCGTGGTTCTTGATGACGCGTTCCAGGCGCAGATCCTGCTGCGCGCGTAATTTGGCCTCAAACACCTTCACCCGCTCGGCGAACAGATCGAGGATGGCGCGCTCCTGGCGGACGGCACGCACGAGGAAGTGGCTGACTTCTTCGACCTGCAGCGCGTTGAGGTTGTCGGCCGCGATGCGGCTTTCGGTGGTGACCTGCGGCCGTTTGAAGTGCAGCTTCACAATGCGCGTCAGGATCGCTTCGCTGGCGTCCACCGCAGCGTTCTGGGTGATGACGATCGTGCCGCGAAAGGGCGGCTCATAGGTCTCGTTGCCGCCATTACGCACGCCGCGTGTTGCCAGCGTGCCGCCGCCGAAGAAGTCCTTCAGCTCATCCCACTCGAACGTCTTCGAATGCGACTTGTCTGGCTCGCTGCGATCGGCTTCCAGCAGGACCACGGGCATGCCGGACACCTGGCCCATGGCGCGTGCACGGCCGGCCTTGGACGACTTGGCCGGGTCGAAGCCCTCGTAATCGGAGCGGCCCAGTAGCTTCCACAGGAACGTCAGCAGCGTGGTCTTGCCGGCGCCGGCTTCACCGGTGGCTTCGAGAAATGGGAAGCTCTTGTGGCCGGCGCGGATCTGCTCGGCGAATAACGAGCCAAACCAGAACGTCATTGCGACCATGCCGTGCGTGCCGAAGCACTGCCAAAGCCACGGCAGCCAATCTAAGCGGAACGCCTCAGCGTCGCGCTGAATCTCCAAGCGGATGGACTTCTGCGTGGTCTTCAAGCGCAGCTTGTCGAACTCGAAGTAGTCCTCTTCGTTGGCTGTCACCAGCTCGCCGTCGCGCACGGCCATATCGCCGAGCAGGTAGGCGCGGTGTTCCTTGCTGTAGCCCACGAAGTCGATGGCGTCGACCGTCTTGATTGCCTCGGTCTGCTCTTCGATCAGGCGATCTAGCTGGTGGCCGGTACCGGTGAACATGGCACCGGCGGCCAGAGAGATCAGGCGCTTCTTGAACTCGGACGCGCTGGCGACATGTCCACCGGTAAAGGTGCCTTTTACGCTGGGACCGTCGTGCGGAAAATCGACGCGGAAGTAGTACCAGCTTTCGTCGGTGACCTCTTGGCGCTGGAAATACAGGGCTTCCGGGAAGCAGTTGGCAATCTTCTGGACGGAGCACGCGGCGCGCTTGATCTTCTTCAGATCCTCGGCCGCAACCTCGTCGCCGTCGTCGGCATCGATGTCGCCCAGCTTCTCCTTGCGCAGCTTGTCGAAGCGCTGCGTATCGAAATCGAACCAGTACAGGCGGGAGCGGTAGTCCAGCCAGAAGTCGTTGCGGCCGTCGTGCTCGAACATGAGCAGGCCTTTGTCCACCGCCGAGCGAGCCACAAGCAGGTCGCCCTGGTAGCGGGCTTCCTTGACGTCGGTGTCCCACTGCTTCGGGTCATCGGACGCGATAGCGCGCAGATGCAGGTCGTTCCAGTCGGTTTTCTTGCCGTCGCGCTGGACGATCTGAGCGGCCCGCGAGTCGAAGCCCAGTGCCGCTGCGCGCTTGATGTGCTTGTGCGTGTACGCACGGGCGCCCGGCTCGTTGTCCAGTGCCCACACGAGCTTTGGAAGATCGGCCATGCGTGCCTTGGCCAGCTCGCGCAGTGACTCTTCCGGAAATGCGTTGGAGGACATGGCCGATACTGCGCACATGTCGTGCTGCAGGAGCGCGATCGCATCAAAGATACCCTCAACGATCCACACTTCGCTCGCCGTCTGCATGGCTGTCAGCGCGGCAGGCGCGGCCCACCACACCCCTGCATAGCTCTGGCCTGGCGCAAAGCGCGCCTTCTGTTTGCCGAAGCGATGCGGTCGATCGATCAGGCGCTCCCACCATCCGCCCTTGACCAGCGCAAAGCGGACTGTTGCAGTGCCGGCGCTGATCTTGCGATCGTAGTGGCTGTCCTGGGTGTAGAGACCCTTCAGCGGTGCCAGGTCAAAGCCACGCGAGAACTGCAGGTATGCGTCGGCTGCAGCATTAGGAGCAGCCGGCGTTGGCTGAAAGCGCTTGGACCAGTCGTCGAACAGATCGTCGTAGATATCTTTGACGTGCAGTTCGCGGCCACATTTGGATTGGCGACCACACTTCACCACCCATGGCTTGAGGTGGTTGGTGTACAGCTCTTTCTTGCTGCACGACGGGCATTTACCGCCGCGCATGTACTCAGTACCACTACGGTGCTTGAGTCCGTAATCCCGTTCCAGCCGGGACAGCACCTGTTGCCGCAGATCCTCTTGCATGACCTTCCTTAGACGCCGAGCTGGCGCCGAGGCGCGTGCGGAGAGGGGGCGTTGTCGATCACGACATAAGCGCCGCCGGCACGGCGGTGCGCATCAACGGCGGCAGCGAGCAGGCGTGCCTCTTCGTGCTTGGCGTGCGGCGCTATGCGCTGCGGCACATTGCTAGCCGCATCAACGAATCGCGGCTCCTGTGCGGTGAACCAGCTGTTGGCATGCCTCACGAGCCGACCTCGATGTTTAATGCTGGGAGATGGGACAAAACAGCGGCGGCATCGGTCAGAACGACAAGGCGCTCATTGGCGCTGTCAGACGTTGCAAGTCCTTCGCGCATCAAGGTTGCTACCACGACCGCGCCGAAGCGCTGCGCGGTCTGCGCAGGCGCATTGCGGCCGATGTAACCATGCTCGGTCTTCACCAGGCCGCCGTGGATGAGTGCAACTTCCAGACAAAGCTTCGCCGTGGGCGGCAATGCCGCCCAATCTATGGTCTTTCGCATTAGGGATGCCTCAGAGGTGAGGGAAGAACGGTTCGCCGCCCATCGGGATCAAGTCCAACTGACGGTCGCCTAGCGACTCGCGGTACGCCTGCAAAGCCTGGGCGCGCTGTAGCGCCGGTGTTGGTGGAAGTTCGCTGTGTGAGGTGGGCACACCGCTCGGACTGGCAATGCCGGTCAACTCAGAATGGCCTGTGTAGGTCGCGCCACACATCGGGTTCTCGCAGACATAGGAGTCATGCCGCAGGAACTTATGTGCGAGGACGCTGGTGCGCTTGATGAGCCTTGCGCTACATGCCTCGCAGCTGAAGACGATTTTCCTTCGACCGAACATGCTCACCCCCTAGAGCGCTTGGATGTTTGGACTTTTGCGGCATAATTCGGCGGTGCTTTGAGGCCGAGAGCAATTGCGGCCGTGTGTGCGTCGCCGTACTTGCCCTGGGAGCGGCCTCGGAGCAGGTCGTCGACAACAGTGCGATTCACACCGATTTGCCGGGCGAAAGCAGAGACCGTAATGCCGTTTGACACCAACCATTCCCGTGCCTCTGCTTTGGTTCGGGGATGGAACTGCTGCTGAGTTTGCTCTTTGCGGGGCATCGGTGGCGGTCGCCTGTGGTTTTGGAAATTGTTGGTGTTAACACCAACTTTGTCAATATGAGGAAAAACCTTAGTGACTGTAGGGAAACGCCTGAAGGAAGAACGGAAGCGCCTGCGCCTTACGCAGCAGGAGATGGCCGACGCTTGCGGCATATCGAAGTGGGCACAGCTTTACTTCGAGAAGGACCAGAACATGCCGGGTGGAGCCTACTTGTTGGCCGCGCATGCGCGCGGCGTGGACATCATGTATGTGCTTTTGGAACAGCGGGTGGAATTGGACCCGTCCGAGGCTGCGTTGGTTGCTGCGTTCCGCGCTGCATCGCCTGAGGTGCGCACTGCGATGCTGTCCGATATTGGATCGGCACGCGCGGGAACTGAAAAAGTTGCGCCTGTCGTGACGTTCAACGACAACAGCCACGTATCTCAAATGCTTAATACGACGGGCGCGATTGACCAGAGAAACATGCAAATCAAAATGGGCGGCCGTAAAAAAAAGAAGTCTTGATCAATGTGCAGATAGGACAGCTAGTCCTCGCAAAAGAGTGCGTTATCGGCAGCGGCCGGCCGACGTTTAGCTGATGAAATAGTCAACGTAGATCGCGTGCACAAAAAAGCCGCCGGTGGGTGCCGGCGGCTTTCAAGATGTCGGTGCGTAGCTCCTTGCGATCCAATCGCCACCGTCCTGGCAGCGCGAGATGACCTGACATCTATGGAGAAAATTACGCTAGGCGCATGCGGTCATCCATCAGGAAATCCCTACAAATAGCGTAAGAATTGCGCCGGTGCGAGGGAGCGTACGCTGCCTTAGAATTCGCAAAATAATGGAGCCACTACGCATGGATGCCCGCATGATTAGGCAGGTTGGCGATTACATATTGACTGCGCACGCCACGACGTCCGGAGCTATGTTCTTTCCGGAAATTCTGATATCAAAAAGTGGTGGACTCACGCTACGCCGGCACCAGTTGCCTGGGCCAGGGTATGACACGTATGCACAAGCTGTGGCATATGCCGAGCGTGCGCTGGACATCTATCGGGTGCTGAGTAATGGCTCGCTGTTGATGTGTCACTCACCGGATGCCGCTGTCGGGTAAGCAGCGTGTTGCGAGCGCCTATGTCGTGGCTTCCAACTCAAGTGACGTGGTGAATCCGCTTGAGCCGTTGATGGAATGGGTGGTTTTTGCAATCAGCCAGCGTTGCCCATCAATCTCCGGTTTGAAGCCGCTCACCGTGAGGCTCTGCTCTGGGAATAGGTCGGCCCTTCCGATTGCCAACGTGTAATCAAACTTCGCCATTCCGCGTTTTACCCGCTCCAGCTCCGCGTGCGCATGCTGGCGTGCCGTTGCCTCATTGGCATAGGACTCCCGCAGGCGCTTGGCGTTGTCGTCCGTGCCTACCAGCACCGACTGCCGTCGCGCTTTGCCTTTGTCCACCCAATACGCGCGTACACCGGTGTAAGCATCCCGGTCGGCAACCGAGTAGCGGTGTTGGTCGCCGTCGCGCCGCGTCAGGGTGACGGCGGGCAGGGGTTTGCCAGTCGCCGTGGTGCCGGCGCCGATCGGGGCAAACACCAATGCACCTCCCTTCACTGTTGCCACTGCATCGAAGCGTTGCCCCAGGTTGGTCAGCAAATTCATGTCGCTTTCGTTGGCCTGGTCAAGGTGCGGCAGCTTGATCTTCGCCAGCGTTTCAGCGACGCGCGGCGTCAGACCATGCTCGCCGGCAAGCGTATTGAGCACTGCCCCCAGCGTGGTGTTGTGCCAGCTGCGCTCGCGCCGCGTGCGCACGTTGGCGGTCAAATCCGCGCTACGCGCACGCACGGTAATGACATCAGGCACGCCGCTGTACTCCACCTCGTCCACGATGAATGAGCCCTTGTCGACCAAGCCGGTGGCTTTCCAGCCCAGCGCCACGGCCAGGCGCACACCGCGCTTGGGCAACGCCATCATGCCGTCGTGGTCGTGGATGCGCAGATCCAGCTGGTCGGCTTCGCCGCCCCGGCATTCGGTGAGGGTGAGATCGAGCAGGCGCGGTGCGATGCGCTCGGTGAGGTCGGTGCCATCAAGCACCGCGCGCCACTGCGGAGTCGGGTAGCTCATGCGGCGGTCGCCTCGGGCGCAACATCGTCGGTGCGGCGCAGGCTCAGCTGAAAATCGACCCGGCGCGGTGTGCCGTCCTCGAAGAACAGCGATGCCGTCTCGTTCACTGCCAGCAGTACATACGGCCCATACACCCAGCCGGTGCCATCAACCAGCGGCAACGGCTCACCGTCTGCTGCGAGTCTGCGCAGCGTGGTCAGCGAGCCACGGGAGCCGGTCAGGTCCGGCGCGATCAGGCCCGATAGTTCGATGGTCTCATCGCCTGGGCCCAGGAACTGGCCGGCCGCTCGCGCGCCGACGCGATCGCTGGTGGCGTGGCGCCAACTCATCTGCCGCTGCAGCTGTAGATACGCGGCGCTATCGAGGGCAAACACAAACGTGCCGTAGGACATCATCATCGGGGCGGATCCTCAGTCGTCGCGCAGGCTGGAGCGGCGGGTGGCCACCGTTCGCCGTTCGCGGTCTTCGATCTGGCGGGCGACTTCGCGCGCCAGGGCGTTGGCGTCCATGCCGGGTGCGGCATGGACGTGGATCACGTAGCTGTTGCCGCCTACAGGCGCGCTGGCGGCGCGCGCAGGGGCCGACAGCGGCGCCCGGCTGTCGATCGCCGCCACAGGCGCTGTGGCCGTCGCCAGGGCCAGTCCCGCGCCCACCGCACGCATGCGGTTGCCGAGCGCCGTGACGGCCTGCACAGGCGCGCCCTGGCCGCGCTGCAGACCGACAGTGAGGCCCTGCATGGTGAAGTCGCCCAGCTGAGCGAACACGCGCGAGGGACTGTGGATGCCCAGCAGGCCCTTAAAGCGATCGACCACACCGTTGCCGACGCTGGCGATTGCATCGCCGGCGGCGCCGAGCTTGGAGCGGATGCCCTGGACCAGGCCGCTGATCATGTCCGCGCCGGCCTGCAGCATGCGGGCCGGCCAGTTGGCCAACTGCAGGTTGATGCCGGCCCACAGCTGCAGCAGCCCTTGGCGGATGCGATCGCCGTTGCCGGTGAACACGCCCACGATGAGCGACCACGTGCCCTGGACGGTTTGCCACACGCCGCCGAGGATCTGCTTGATCACCGGCAGCACGAACACAAACGCCTGCACCAGCCAGCCAATCGCTTTGACCGCCAGCTGCAACTGAGTGACCAGCACCGCGCCCAGGATCTGCCCGAAGCCGCGACCGGCGTCAGTTGCACCGTGCAACTGCGCAGTGGTGGCCTCGAACGGCGTCAGCAGCTGCTTGACCCACGCCCAGGCCTGGCCCATCGCCGCCGCGACGGTGTCCCACACCGGCCCCAGCGGCGCGAGTGCGGCCTGCAGCTCGGCGAGGACCGGCGCGGCGACATCGACGATGCCTTGCCAGACGCCAATGGCGAAGGCCTTGATCGGCCCCCAGTACTTCCACACCAGCAGCGCCACCGCAGCGACGGCCGCACCGATCGCCAGCACCGGCAGGCTGACGCCGCCGAGCAGCGGCAGCAGCAAGCGCGCACCGTTGGCGAGCATAGGCAGCACGCGGCCACCGAACGCCAGCCCCTGCCGCAGCAGCGCCCCAAAGCCGCCACCGCCCGACAGCAGCGCCACGGCGCCATGGATCTGCGAAAACGCCATGGCAGCAACGCCGCCGGCCACCAGCAAGCCGCCGAGGATCGTGACCAACGCGGCGGCGCCGATCGCCACCTTGGCGATCGCACCAACCAGCACAGGATTGGCGCGGATCCACGTCGTGACCTGGCCGACCACAGCAGCCGTGCGTTCGGTCAGTTCCTTGAACTGCGGCAGCAGCGCCTGGCCGATCGACTGGGACACCACCACGGCGGTGTTCTTCAGCAGCTGCAGCGAGTTGGCCGAGGTGGCCACCCGCGAGGCGTACTCGGCCGACATCGAGCCGCCATAGCGCTGCGCATCGGCGACCTTGGCGAAGTTGCCCTGCAGCAGCTCCAGATTGGTCAGCAGCGGTGCGATCGCACCGATCGACTCGCGGCCGAACAGCTGCGTCATGGTCGCGGCCTGCTCGGCCTTGGGCAGTGCGCGCAGCTTCTGCAGCACCGACATGATCGCCCCGCCTGCGTCTTTCTGCATGACGTTGGCCATAGTCGTGGCCTTGATGCCCAGCTTGTCGAAGGCCTCGCGCTGGCTCTTGGTGGCCGACTCGCCCGAGGCCAGGGTGAGCAGCATGTTCTTGATGCCGGTGGCCGAGACTTCCGACTCGATGCCCATGCCGGCGACGGTGGCGCCCAGCGCGGCCAGTGGCCCGCTCTGCAGGCCGGCGACTTCACCCAGTGCACCAATGCGGTTCACCACCGCGCTGATCTTGTTGACGCTGGCAGGTCCCGTGTTGCCGAGATAGTTGATCTTGTCGGCCAGTACGACCACCTCGTCCTGGCCCATCCGGAAAGCGGTGCGCCAGGTGGCCATGGTCTGGCCGGCGTCCTCGGCGCTGCTGTCGAAGGCCACGCCCATCTTGGCCGCGTCCTCGGCGAAGCGGACCAGCTCCTGGCGCGGGATCGCGGCCTGGCCGGCGGCCGCCACGATCTTGGCAATCTCGGCCGGCAGCATAGGCAGGCGCATCGAGAGGTTCTCGACATCGCGGCCCATCTGCAGGAACTGCTGCGGCGTTTTGAAGTCCACGACCTTGCGCACGTCGGCCATGGCCGATTCGAACTCCATCGCATCGCTGATCGGCAGCACCGCGGCGCCCAGTGCGCGCTTGCCGGCGAACGCCATGCCGGCGCCGTAGGCACTCGCCTGTAGGCCAGCGCTCTGGATGCGGGCGCTGCGACGCTGAGCAGTATCGATCGCCACCAGGCGCTGCTGCTGGGCGCGCATCGCGGTGTTGGTGCTGTCAATCTCGCTGCGCAAACGGCGCTCATGCGTGACCAGCTCGCGCGTACTGATCCCGGCCGTTTCCAAGCGACCACGCAGGCGCTGCAGACCGGCCTCCTGCGCACCGTGCGCGGTCTTGAGTTCGCGTGCGGTGCGCACGGCGCGCTCGAACTCGGCATTCATGGCAGCGGTGGGCGTGCCGGTTGCCTTGATCTGTTGGGCGAGCGTGCGCACCGATTGGCGCTGCGCGTCGAGCGCGACCTTGGCACGCTGTGCCATCGCCACCTGTTCGCGGTAGGCGCCGATGTCGCGGTGCTGGCTGTTGAGCTGACGCAGCGCATCGCGCTGGTTGCGCAGTGCGGTGGCAACGCCACGGCTGCCACTGAGCACGCGTTTGAACGGGCCAGTGGCGCGATCGACGGCGGCCAGGATGACCTGCAGGCGCAGATTGTCAGAGGCCGACATTTAGGCGGCCTCATTCGTGGGGTAGGGCATCATTCGGCTCCGCTTCGCAGGCGGGCACGCTCGCGCCACGCCGTGAGTTCGTGCAGCGACCAGCCGTCCATTTCAGACGGCGGCCAGTGGAAGATGGCCGCGATGTCGGCCATCGCATCCTCTACGCAGTCGGGAAATCCGCTTCCCTCTGTGCCTTCGGCAAGAAAAAAACCTGCACCTCCTGGCCTACCGCCAGCAGGTCAGCCGGATCCATCGCATTGACGTCGGCGGTGGTCAGCGTGGGCGAGGAAATGCGCGGCAGCAGTGTTGCCAGCGCGGTGACATCCAGCTGCAGCACGTCGGTCAGTTTGAGGCCGCGAAGCTCACCGGCGCCGGGCTTGCGCACTTTGAGGTCGGTGATGGTCTGCTCGCCGCGCACGATCGGCTGGTCGAGGGGAATGGCAGAGGAAAAGGTCGGGGTCATCGGAAGGTCTCAGGGCTGAGGCCTGGCGGCGCCAGGCCGGAAGGGTCAGGCGCCGATAGCGCGGCGGTGCGGGGCGAGCAGGTCCACGCCGTTGACGATCTCGATCATGTTCATCAGATCGATTTCGATTACGGTGGAGCCATTGATCATCAGCTTGTAATAGCTGGCGGAGGTCTTGACGGAGAACTCGGTGTCGTCGCCGGACTTACCGGTGCCGGGATCAATCTCTTTGTGACGGCCGCGCACCACAAATTCGACGGCATCCACCGCGCCGCTGTCGTCGCGCTGGTAGGCGCCGGCAAAGCGCAGCTGCACGGCATTGTGCGTGGTGGCGCCGTACTGATTCAGTACGCTGCGCATCATGCCGCCGCACTTCCATTCGAGCTCGATCTTCTCCTGGCCGAAGTCAATGTCGACCGGGCCATTCATACCGCCGCCACGATATTCCTCCATCTTGCGGGACAGCGTGGGCAGCTTCACTTCGACTACCTGGCCGAGATAGCTCTCACCGTTGTTGAACAGGTTGAGCGCTTTGAGTTTCTTGGGCAAAGCCATGGGGTTCTCCGGGAATCAAAGGCGGGTGCGTTACGCGTTGACGCGTTCTGCGAAGTCGGCCAGGTAGCTGGTGGTGATCTTCTGGTACAGCTGCAGGTTCTCCAGCGGCGGCACCGGCGTGTAGTCGTAGTCGATGCGCAGCGCGCCATCGGCCAGCGTGGTGGCGCTGTTGACGGTGCCATCGAACCAGGCGGTGGCATCGATCAGGTAGCCGGACGCTTTCAGGTCGCGGAACTTGGCGTTGATGTCTTCGACGATGTCTTTGACCAGCGAGGGATGCATCGGCTTGTCGACGTAGAACGCCACGCCCTCGGCGATGGTGTCGGCCAGCACCTGCGCGGTACGCGTGGCCGTCTCGAAGGCGAACATGTTGTCCTCCGCGCACGTGCGCGATCCCCAGAAGCGTTGCCCGTTGAAGGTCACCAGCGTGGTGATGTCGCCCTCGTTGAGCACACCCGCATCGGTAGCCGGATCCTGCAGATCCCAGTGCACATCCTTGGAGATGCCGGTGACGCCGGCCACGGGCACGTTGGATAGGCTCTTGTGCCAACCCTGCTCGGTGTCGATCTTGGCGCGCAGGCCGAGCGCACGTGCAGTGGCATACGCCGCCGTCGTGGTGCTGGTGGCGGTGTCGAAGGCCAGGAAGTCCGGCCAGATCAGCATCAACTCGCGATCGCCGAACTCCGCGCGGTAGGTGATTGCATCGGCCACAGTATCGGCGACCGGCCGCACGTAGGCCATGGCCCGCAGCTTCTTGGCGATGGTCGCCAGCGCCTTGGCCACCGGTAGTGTGTCCAGGCCAGGCGCGCCCAAGATGCGCGGACGCACGCCCAGCTGTGCTTGCGCGGCGAGCAGCGCATACAGACCGGTGTACCCGCTGGACTTGGCCTCGCCGATGACGTTGGACGAGGTCTTGTCCGCGTCTTCGCCTTCTGCCACACGCACGACCACGGTCACGGGGTTGGTCTGGTCGGCGATGCCCTGCAGGGTGTCGCGCAAGGTGCCCTTGGTGCCGGCACTGGCGATGGCACCCAGCACGTCGGTGACCAGCACGGCCTTGTTGAGCGGAAAGATCTTCTCGTCCGCATCAGACGCCGTTGCGACCAGGCCGACAATAGCGGTGGAGACGGTGCGGATGACGCGCGCACCTGCGCTGACTTCGATGACGCGGACGCCGTGGTGGTAAGCAGTAGACATAGGTACCTCGATCAGGACGAGCGGAAGCGGAGCGGGATGGTCATGCGCGAGCGCGCATTGGCGGGAGCGACGTCGGTGCGTTCGCCTTCGACTGTCAGCACGAAGCTGCCGGGTACATCACCGATGACCAGGTCGATCTGGGTCAGGCGCAGGCGCGGTTCCCAGCGCATCAAGGCGGTGGCGGTGGCGCCGTAGAGCAGCGTGCGGGTGGCGCCGTTGAACGGCTGGTCGATCAGCTCAGGCAGCAGCGAGCCGAAGTCGCGGCGCTGCTCGCGCGTGCCGATGGGTGTGGTGAGGATGCAGGCGATCGACTGGGCCAGGTGCTGCTCGCCCTCGATTACACGGCCGGTGGTGGCATCCACGCCGATCACTGCGGGCCACCGCTGAGCGCGCTGCCGGCCGTCACGCCGGTGGTCTTGTGGTTCTTGAGGCTGATCCCGCCGCCGATGACATCGGTGGTCGCCTTCGCGGTACCGGTGATGGTGGCATCACCATTGAGCATCGTCTTGCCGTTGACGGTCAGCGGGCCGTTGAGCGTGATGCCGCCATCGGCGGTAATGGACGCGGTGCCGCCGCTGGGCAACGTGGCCTGCAGCGCATGCGCGTCAGTGTCGTAATGGATCTGCGCGCCATCGGCAAAGCGCAGCACGTGGAGCGTGTCGGACGCGGCAGGCGCTGCGAATTGGTCGGAGTACAGGCCCCGTAGCACTAGGCCGTCGGCCAGGTCGCCAGCAGGCGACAGCACCACGACTTGCTCGCCGATCGCAGGTGCCGACCAGACGATGGTGGTGCCGGCCAGGGTGACCACCCAGGGCAGGTAGTCGGTCAGCATCTCGCCGACCTGCACGCGGCATCGCGCGGTGGTGAGATTCACCTCGGCAACGGTGCCGAGGCGAATGGCGTTACTCAGTGCGGAGGATGCGTTGCCCATGCAGTCATGGTCGACGCGCGCGCGCAAGATGGCACCGCAGTTGTGCTGTAGCTGCGTGATCTACGCAGCGCAACGGGGCTACAAATTCGCAGGCGGTTCCGGTGCGATGATTTCGCGCTGGGTGAACTGCGCGTCGAAGTAGTACAGCCCGTCGCCGCGGTTGAAGTACATGCCAGGCTCGCACACGGTCTTGTCTTGGAGTGCGCGGAACTCGAAGCCGTCAATGGTGAAGCCGCTATCGGAAACGATGATGTTGACCACCACGTCGGTCCCGGTTTGGATCATCGCGTAACGTCCAATCGTCATCTCAGCACCACTCAATGAAAACGAAACCGGGACACCCGGTGGCCCCATCTTTGCCGAACGTGCTTGCTCCGGCACCGTTGGATACGCCACCTCCGCCGCCGCCGCCAGCTCCGAAGCCGAAGCCCCTGCGACTGGCAGACGTGGTGTCACCTGCACTGCGGCCGCCAGGCCCGCCGCCTCCGAAAGGGCATGAGCCTCCGGTTCCTGCTGGGCCGTAGGGGGAAACTGCAGCAATAGATGCCGAGTCACCGCCGGCCGGATAGCCATCTCCGCCGGCGGCGCCTCCTACCTGATTGGCGCCGGTGAACCCACCGCCGCCACCCTGGCCTCCAGACAACGACGCCAGGCTGCCGACGACCGTGGCACCGCCAGCGCCGCCTGCAGCGCCAGCAGCGCCGTCTGTGCGCGAGCCTGCGCCAGCTGCTCCGCCGGCACCGATGACAATCGCAAGCGCGCTCCCTGGCGTGACTGCAAAGCGCACGCGCTGAATCGACTGTCCAGCGCCGCCGCCGCCGCCGCCAGTTGCTGTGTACGTTCCGGACCCGTTTGACTTCTCGGCACGGGTTCCGCCACCACCGCCACCGCCACCTCCGGCGCAAGCGCTGACGTAGATCGCGGTCACGCCTGCCGGCACAACAAAGTTGCCAGATGCTTCGAATCGCGCGCAGCCACTGCGGCTGTCGATCGCTGCTTTCAACGCGTCTGCTGTGACGGCCCGTTGGGTATCAACACCCGCAATGGCCTCTGCGCGTGTGGCGAGCTCGACGATGCCTTCCTTCTCGGTAGTCGCGGCCGGGTTGGTGAAGTTGGCATTGCCGAACGTCACCGAAGACACGGTGACGCCCGAAAACAGGATGTCAGCCGACATCAGCAGGTCTGAGGCGGCGGCTTTCTCCATGATCAGCTCGGGCTGGGAATAGCTGCCCAGCAACGTGCCATTCTCCAGATACAGCCCGAAGCCGCGCACCTCATAGGTGCCCCGGCTCGTGTCGCTGACAGTGACATGGATGGTGGTGGACGACGTGGTGGCGCCCGAGATGCTGGAGAGCGACAGGTGCTGACCTGGGACTGTCTTCAGGTCCTCGGCTGCAGCGAACGCCGTCGCGGTAAAACCAATGCTGGTCACCTTGACGGCGTTGGTGCCGTTCTTCTCGGCGTTGATCAGCGCCGCGCGACCGGCGGTGGTGAGGACCAGTTGTAGTGCCATGGCTTATCCCTGCGCCGTCATCGACAGACGGCGGTAGTTGATGATGCGAATACCGGTGACCAGCGCGACGTTGCCGGTGGCTTGCAGCCCCTGCACGAAGCCGAAGTGCGAGCGAACGGGTTTGGTGCGCTCCACCTCGGCGATGACCTCATCGACAAATCGGGCGCTCGCAGCCCTCCCGTCGGATCCGTTGAGCGTGAGCGTCAGCTCGAAGGTGTGCGGCTGCCCGCGCGGCTGCTGCTGCCACCACTCGCGAATGGTCACGGCACCCCCGAACGAGGCCACCACCATGCGGACGCTGTTGGCGGTGCCCTTGCGGCGTTGGATCGCCATGGCGCTACGCAGGCGGGAGCGCTTGACCGCATCGCTCCAGTCGGCCTTCCAGTCATCAACCGAGAGCGTCCACGCCAACCACGGCAGATGGCCGGCCGGGCACGTGTCCGGATTCCATAGATCGGGGTACGGCAGCGGGATCGCGTCCAGGCGCGCAGTGATCGCGGCCAGGGCACGCTCCATCGGCGTGGCATTGGGCGGCAGCAGTGAACTACTCATCGATGCCGGCGTGCACGATGTCAATCGCAGTGCAGTACGCGGCCTGCGTGCGGCTGATGCGGATGTCTGCTGCAGGCGAGTCCAGCTCGACACGCTGCACGCCATCGGCGAACAGCTTGGCCTTGATGGCCGATTCTGGGACGTCGCGACCGATGCGATGAGCCTCTGCGAGATAGGCCTGCAGGCTGCGTAGCGCTTCGCGCATGACCACCGCCGAGTCGGGGCCGGCATAGGTGTAGACGCGCCCGCGAATGGCATACGGGACGATCTGGGCGCTCTGGACCGTAACGCTGTCGGTCAGCGGGCGCACGTCGTCATTGGTGAGGATTGCCGCGACCTGGTCCAGCAATGGCTGGGGAGCCGTGCCGTCGCCGGTGCGCGATTGGACCGTGACCAGGACTTGACCAGGCGCGGGGCTGGTGGCGCTGGCGTCCATGACATCGGCGGCTGCGCTGAGCGCGTGATAGATGTAGGCGCCCTCGGGGCCGGCGACGCTGAAGCCTTCTGGAGCCAGCTGGATCCGTCGGCGGAAGTCCACGTCCGACTCGTAGGTCGGTGCAACGCCGGTTTCCGGTTGCCCCGGATCTAGCAGCAGGCGCGTCACTCCGAACAGCGCGCCGAGGTGATCGAGGTTGGTGCCGGTGGCGAAGGCCAGCATCGTCTGCTGAGCCTTATCGTTGGCGCGTTGGCGGATCAGCATTTCGCGGGCTGCGAATAACTGCAGGATCTTATATATAGGGTCTGACTCTGAAAGCGCGGAGAACTCCGGCAT